ACAAGGATTAAATATAATCAGAGAATTTTTCGAAAGATAAAAAACAAAACCCCTCGATATCGAGGGGTTTTTTTATATTAAAATGATGTCTTTTAGTCTATCCTGAGCCAAGTATGGTTTTGGATCATCAGGTTTGGTAATATCCTCAATTAAGTTGTAGTTTGTCAGACACTCACTAAATTCCTTTACATTCATATCAAACACATCCAAAACGAGATCTTTGATTGTTTTATTAGGTATTCTTGAATCTGAAACAATTTTTATTTTGTGATCTTCCTCCTCATCAATCTCACTATTATAATAGAACATTAAATTATCTACACCAAGTAAACTATACATTTGGTTGAAGATATAATGTCCGTAGTAGTAAATTCCTCTACCACATCCTAAACTATATCCATAGGGGAATTCAGATGAGATACTGATCTCAGTAAATGGTTCTTCTTCCTCGATTTGAAATGATTTATTAACTCTAACCCAAGCTTTAGATAAATCATCAATACTTTGTTCGTACTTGATTATATCGATAACGTTGATGTCCTTTATACCTAATGATGTGAAAAGGTCCTCAAACTCTTTAATAAAGTCGTATTTAAGATCACTAAGATCTAACTCTTTATCACTTGTTGTTTGACCATTAACAACCACAAAGGTTTCACAATCTGTAATTTGGATTATTGTATTTTCTTTCTTGTCGAATTTAGATAGAATGTAGTCGGCAAATAGATTTACAAAATACCGTCTTGTGTTTTTTTCTAATTTTCTCATACTTTGATTTTTTATAATGTGTATGAGAAATAACTTAAAGTATAAATAGTTAGATGTAATCGGTAAAGTTTTCGTTAATATTCTTTCTTGTTCTATACCAGTCAGGATAGTCAGGTACTCTAAAATCAATACACTCAACCTCACTTTCATTAATCATAGCAACAAGTAAGTTGATAAAATCACCAAAATATTCTAAATGAGAGTCAGTGTATTGATCCATTTTTCTTCCATTTAAAAATTCTTTAATAATATTTGGAAAATTCCTGATTTTCAAATACTCATGATATACCGTTTTTTTGTTTCCGTCTCTTAAAGTGACTTCCCTTGACACATTATCAAATCCACCCTCAAAAAAATCGTCTAAACCATCATAAACAAGGTCATAAACTTCACCTTCATACGCTTGATTTTCAGAGTTCCAATATAAACTTCTTAACTCTTGACCTATTTCTTCTAAGTCATTATTGAATAGTTCATTTATTGCATTTCCATCTTTCACTAAATCGTTTAAGTCCTGAGGTTTTACTCTAAAATAACCATCAGTTCCTTGTTCTTCAGAAAGACTCTCAAAAAAATCAGAGTTATAATCCTCCAAAGACAATTCCTTATCCCCAACTTCTTTATATATAATATCTTTTAGTCTTGTTATGTTTGATTCGTCTAACTCCTCAACAACTTCATATGGTTTTACGTTATTATCGTAATACCAGTCGTGACCCATACCATCCTCACTTAAAATCTTTTTCGCCACATATCTGGCTCCACCATCACGATTTGACCCACAAAAAAGAAAAGATAAATCCTCTCTATCTTTTACATAAAAATAAAAACCATCAGGTCTAACATCAACATCAGTAATTAGATTGTTGGTTATAAAAATCATAGTATCTTCATAGTTATGTGTTAAACCATGAAGAAGGTATAGATTTTTAAATTCTTCTGGCATTGTGTCATAATCTAAATTAGTTACAATACCATTATCAACTAAAAATTGAAAAAGTTCCTCATCAAATTCCCTAGACGGTAATTCTCCCAAACTAAGATCATCTAATAAACCATATTTTTTGATAAAGTTTAAAAAATTGATCACAGTATTAAAGAACGGTTCAATATCCTCCTCGTAATCACCACTATTAAAAGACTTAAGTAAATTTTTTGCTCTTTCTAAACTCATATTGAATAAATATCATAAATAAAAAAAGGTGTCCCAAAAGAAACACCTTTATCCGATGATACACGGAAATATTACCTTCTGTAATATTTGTTCACAATTTTTTTAACTGACTCTTGTACGTTGGTTTGTGCAGTATTAGTACCTTGTTGAGTCTGTGTTTGTGTTTGTGTTTGAGGTTGTTGTGCTTGTTGTTTGTTTTTACATCCGCAGCCCATGACTTTATATTTTAATTGGTTTATTTGTCTATAAATATCTGTTAAAATAAGATTAGTTGGAAAAATCCAATAATCAATTATATTCTTAGGATATTTATAACATATGTCAATTAAAAATCTATTAAGTAATTTACTCATAGAACAGGATGATAGTCTTGTAACTATCACACCTGAACAATATCTTGAACAATTAGAAAATGTCGGCGGAATAGCAGAAAGAATATCTATGCTTAAACCATATAGAGGTAAAGGTATTGTGATTAATGGTGACTTAAACCTCCGAGATGATAAAAATGTTGGACCACTTACCGGTGTCGTAAGGATAATGGGTAGATTGAATATCGCCCGCTCAAATGTACCTAACTTGAACGGTATTACGGTCGATGGTTATGTTGATGATTACGGATCATCTATGTGGAAAACAAAAAAACAAGTTGAACTTAATAAAAAACTTGCCGAGTTAGATCAGAAAAGGAAAGAAGACGAGTGGAATAGTAATAATGACGATGATGATGCTAAAAGAACATCTGCATTGTATAGTATTTTAGGTATACAAGGTATGATCGGTATGACCGAAGATGAAGAAGGTAACGAAGTACGTGAAGATAAGTATTTTTTGTATCCTCAAGGTAGAGGAACCGGTGGTTATGGTAAACAATATGAATGGTTGGGTGGTGATAACAAATTTGAAGGTATTCTTTACGATGTATATACGGAAGATGAGGCAGATATGGCATCAAAAATTGCGGTTAGAAATATGATCGACGACATGGGTTACGACGCTTTCTCAAGTTGGGTTTGGGATAATGCAATCGATAAAGATCATTGGAGAAGATGGTTAGATGAATTCCACACTGATGTGTACTATCAGGACCCAGAAGGACATGAAATTCCTTTAACTTTATCTACAACACAGAAAGCACAAGTAGACAAATTTCAAAAATCAATTAACGACCTTAAAACTAAATTAACTACTGAAAACTTACCCGAAGACCAAAAAAATATAATCCTCAAAAAAATCGAAGGATTTGAAAATATAATTGAAGATATTGAAGAAGATCCTCAAGGTGAATACGATGAAGATTATATCCAATCCATGGTTGATGAAAGAGTTGATGAATATGAGGATAATATTGAAACATTTATTAATGAATATGGTTTCGATAAAGATTTTATTATGGATTTTGTTGATGTAGATAAAGTTACTCAAGAAGTGGTGGATGCGGATGGTTATGGTAATTTATTAAACTCATATGATGGTGATGCCGATCTTGCTCAAGTAGATGGAGAAGACTATTATGTGATGAGAGTAAGTTAGGTCTTTATTTGTTAACATCTTTGACTTACTTTTTTATTATATAATGACAAAGAAAAAGAAAATAGAATTTTTAATGAACACCGATTGGATGTTTGAAAAACCAATCGATCGAGAGTATAAAGAATACAAACTCCTTTCATATTTTCAAAAAATGGGAGAAAAACTGGATAAGTTAGAATTATATCCAGGGTTCATTGAATTATCATTACACCTCATGAATGTCCAAGCCTTGATGAGAGATGGTAAAATTGTTTACACCGAAAAGAAATTAAATAATATCGACGACGAGATCATGGTTAAAGATTTGAAAGTCAAATCAATACCTGAAATGACTCGAGATGAAATGACTGAGTTCAGAGACATATTATCATTCTCAGCACCAAGAATAATGGAATACTTCAACGTCGCAAAATCAGTTTGGACTATTGTATTTGATTCTTTGGATATGAAAATTAAAAGAAATAAAAAGAATATTTTACACCCAAAGGGTTATTTCTTTTATACCGAATCCACAACTAAAAAAACATACGTTTGGGAATATCTTATTAAAAAAGAAACAAGAACAAACCCACAAAGAATGACAAATATTAATTTAATTTATTCTGATGAGTTGGAAGAGTTGACCATACCAAAAATTATTACTAATTTTTCTACGTATGATAGTAAAGATAAGCGAATGGGACCTGTGTTTCAAATGTCATCAAACGGAATTTTTCCAATAGACGAAACACTTTTACCTTTATTCAAACGACGAATCGCTGGTCTTATCTCTCAAACAAAAATCCAAGAAGAAAACCAAGAAACAGAATAAAATGAGTTTTAATAAAAGATTCCTTAAGAAAGAAAACATTTTACTTAATCTTAATAATCTTTTCTCCTATTTAGACGCCGATGCGATTATTTGCACCGACGATTTTTCACGCAAAGTTTATAGGATGTATATTGAAGGTTTCACCAAAGAAGAAATAATAACCATAATAAATAAAATGAAATGAAAATTAAGTTAGAATATGTATGGCTTGATGGGTATAAGCCAGAACCAAATCTTAGAAGTAAGGTAAAAATTGTTGAATATGAGTCAGTTAAAAATGCATTCCTTGACGGACAATTCCCGATGTGGAACTTTGATGGATCATCCACAAATCAAGCGGTAACAGGAAACTCTGATCGTTTATTGAAACCTGTTAGACATTATGTTTCTGAGATCTTATCCACGGTATATGTGTTGTGTGAAGTATTGAATCCTGATGGAACACCACACGAATCAAACAAACGATCACAAATTGGTGAAGGGTTTGAGGACTTATGGTTTGGTTTTGAACAAGAATATTTCATTCGTGAGGAAATTAATGGTAATGTGTTAGGACACAAGAGACATAACCTATTTCAAGGTGAATACTACTGTGGGGTAGGGCATAATGTTGTTGGTCGTGAGTTTGTTGAGGAACACACAGATATGTGTTTAAGACACGGAATTGATATTACTGGAACAAATGCTGAGGTTGCCTTGGGTCAGTGGGAATATCAGGTATTCTCAAAAGGTAAACTTAAAGGTGGTGATGACCTTTGGATGACCCGATACTTCCTATTTAAGACAGCGGAAAAATATGGATACCATATTGACATTCACCCTAAACCATTACAACATGGTGAGTGGAATGGATCAGGACTCCACACAAACTTTTCAACGGACACGATGAGACTTGACGGTGGCGAAGAATATTTTATGGCGTTGTTTAATGCATTTGAATCAAGACATCAAGACCATATCAAGGCTTACGGATCTAACAACAACCTTCGTTTGACTGGTGAATATGAAACTCAATCGATAGATAAGTTCAGTTGGGGGGTATCAGATCGTGGAGCGTCAATTCGTGTTCCTCAAGAAACGGCAAAAGAATGGAAAGGTTATGTTGAAGATCGTAGACCAGGATCAAATGCCGATCCATATAAAATAATTAGAGAAATTGTTAAGTCTTTAGATACCACTCAACAGATCTATGAGATGAAAAATATGATGACTTCTTTTGTTGATATGGATGGTCTTAGTGGTAAATATGGTACTATAACTAACGATGAGTTATTAAGTGAATATAGAGAAGAGGAATAATGGAACAAGTAAACAACATGCCGGGACATAGGAATCCACCGCCACCACCTGAAAAAGAACAAGTAAATCACCCCCAACATTACGGAGGACAAAATAACCCATACGAAGCCATCAAAGTGATTGATGCTTGGGAATTGGGGTTTAGTTTAGGAAACACAGTAAAATATATAAGTCGTGCAGGAAAGAAAGGAAAAGACAAAGAACTTGAGGACCTCAGAAAAGCCCTCTGGTACCTCCAACACCACATCGAAACCCTTGAAGAAAACAGGTCTCGATAAAGAGATCAGTGTCTTAGACGCGATCACTACACCGAATGAATTAATCCGTGAAACCCTCATTAACTTTATGTGGGGGTTTCTTGGTAATTCCATTGTTGTGTTTGCGTCAAAAGAACTGGACTTTTTAGTTTTGGTAAACTATATTGTCTATTACATATTAATTTCATATATTGTAAACAGGAAGAAATATGAGACTATGTTAGGTAAATTCATAGTTCTTCCAGGTTCCGCGGCAATCGGAGCATTTACAGGGTATAAGTTGGCTCAAATAATCGCGAATATAATTTAAACATGGGAGAAGAATTTAAACCAGAAGAAAATCAAGGCAGATCAAAAGAACAAGTTGAGAGAACATACATGGGGATGCGAATTGTTGCAGGATTCGCAGCCTTACTTATAATAATTTTGTTAACATATTCAATTGTAAAATTTATTGCTGAATGAGATACTATAAAATTACCTTAGGGGGAAAAGGTGCTGAAGTCTACCCCTTCAAAATTAACGACGATCAATACGAGGTCTTTAGAGAAAAGGGTGTTGAACATGATGAGTTAGAACACGATGAAGTTTGTGGAATATTGGATGCCGAAAGTTATTTTGATTGTCCAAACGAAAGTATGTTAGGACCATACTTTAATTCAATGTACGTCAAAGTGGAAGATGAGGAAGGTAATCTTGTTTATGAAACAGATAAGTTTGATCCAGAAAAATGTGATTTTGAGGAGATCTATTGTGATGAAGACAAATACCTTATCATTGAAGATTATGTGAAGGGTGATCACGTTGTATATGATATCCCACTTGAAGAAGATTTTGATATTGAAAAATTAAGATTTAAAAGTTTCGACATTGGATGTAGAGTTGAAATTGTCACAGATATTCTCTATGATGATAAAGAATATAATATCTATAAATCATTCGGAGATATGTCCAGTAAAGGATATTATTTCCATTTAACCGCAGGAGTATAAATTATGGAATTAACAGAAAAACAAAAAAATCATATTCAAGAGAAGTATGGTGAATTAAAAAATGACGAACAAACACTTGGAGAATTACACGAAATAATTGTTGATAATTGTCTTGATGAATATGTGATTGATCTATCAGACGACGAAGATGGAGATCTCTACGAAGAGTTTTCAAATGAGGTTTGGGATTTTTTAGAAAATTTAAATATAGAAAAATAATGATAGAGACAGGGAAGATTATCAACGGAGATTGCGTTGAGGTGATGAAGACATTACCAGAAGGATCGGTAGATCTAATCGTTACATCACCTCCTTATGGGGTGGGTATTGCGTATGATGTTCACGAAGACGACGTGGAGTTCAATGAGTATAAAGAGTTCGCAAAAAATTGGATGTCGGAGGCATATAGATTACTAAAGGACGATGGACGAATTGCGTTGAATATTCCTTATGAGATTAATCGTCAGAAAAAAGGTGGTCGTATATTCTTTGTTGCTGAGATGTGGAGAATCATGCAAGAGATTGGTTATGGGTTCTTTGGGATTGTTGATTTGGAAGAACAATCACCACATAGAAGTAAGACAACAGCTTGGGGTTCTTGGATGAGTCCGTCAAGTCCATACATCTACAACCCAAAAGAATGTGTTATTTTGGCATACAAAAAACACCACATTAAAAAGGTCAAAGGTCAACCTGAGTGGACTGGAGAATTAACTGAAATTGAAAATGAAGATGGTACGAAAAGAAATAAAATGGTATACAGTGAGAATAATAAAAAAGAGTTTATGGAACTTGTTTTTGGTCAGTGGAATTATTTCGCTGACACTAAATCTCTCACCAAGGCTACCTTCTCGATGGACATACCAACAAAGGCGATCAAGATATTATCCTACAAGAACGATGTTGTATTAGATCCATTTGCAGGGTCAGGAACTAGTTTAGTTGCTGCTGAGATATTAGACCGTAGATGGTTAGGTATTGAGTTATCACCAAACTACGCGGATATTGCAAGAGGCAGAGTTCAAGCGTTTGCGGATGAAAAACATAAGGTTAAGGTTGAAGATCAATAAGATCACCTTCTTTGATATCGTATTTTTTACAATCGCCACCAGGTAATTCTAAAACAATATCACCATTACCTTTGTAAGTCTCACAATCTTCAGCATGACATGGTTTACAATTATGATGTATCTTGGTGATTTGGTTACCATCAATAAAAATAATGTCTAAATGGACTATACAATTTTTCATCCAAAATGAGTGTGGTCCATTTTCCATTAAAAATAACATACCATCAAAAGTTCCATCAAACTTTTTACCCATCATTCCATTTTGTATATCCTTAGATGTTAATACAGGTTTAACATTAAAAAGGTTATCATTTATTTTTACATCCATATTTATAAATATCTATGAAGAAGTTTAGAAGAAGTGCTGGTGTTATTATTAAACATGGTGATGAGGTTTTACTTTGTAAACGATCACCAAAAGAGTCTTTACCTAACCATTGGTCAATACCGGGTGGTGGTATTGAAAATGGTGAATCACCAGGTCAAGCGGCAATCAGAGAAGTTCATGAAGAAACAAATATTGAACTTACCACAGATCTTGATTTGGTTGGTATAATTGATACTAAAAATGAAGATGGTTTAAAAACGGGGATGATGTTCGTTTTTTTACAAGAAACAAAAGATAAAAAAAGTGCTGACTTGGAAACCGCAACCCACGGTAAAGAACACACGTCTTGTAAATATTTTAATAGAGAAGACATACCAAAACAAAAGAACACAAAAGAATTATATGATATTTTGAAAAAAGTCCTCAAATAGTTTTTTGGAGTCAAAAGATTTACTATCTTTGTAGAAATAAATCACAGATGATCAAGACAACCTTCAACCACACCATTAGAATTATGAATGAGAAATTCGGTAACTTACTTACCGAGTCTTTTGTTGACCCAATCCAATTCAAGATCTTCTTGAAAATGGTTGACGGAGCTTTGAACGTTGGTGAGGACCTTTCTTACTTCGATGGTAATACCTTCTTGGTACACATTCCACATAAGATATTGAAAGAGTCTGTGGTCTTGACGAATGTCAGTGAGATTAGTGTTAGTGAACAAGTTAGAAACAAAATTGAAAGTTTAGTATGATGAAAGTATTTGTAAGTATTTTGATGAGTGTTCTTTTTTTGAGTTCTTGTGTAAAACAAGAGCCTAAACCACAACAACCAAATCCCTCAACACCGATAATTACCAATCCCACGTTGGTTGATAGTACACTATCCTTAGCGGGACAGACTTGGGTAATCACTAAAGTGTTAAACACTGACATGGTCTACGAGAACCGATCAGATACTTTAGTTTTCGTTGATTCCGACGACTACAAGTTCAATGGGTACCCAAGCAAGTATAACTTGGGTGTGACACCAACAACATATAAATTGAGTTTGTATGATACGGCTTGGGGTAATATTGGTGGAAGTTTATTTAATTATAATATTGTTTCAGGAAAGGTTGACGGGTTAGATTTTTATGATATATTTAACTCAAGTCGAAAGGTTAAACTTTGGATTACAAAAATTTAGTTTCTTTGTTCTATCAAAACAAAGTGGTGGAGTAGACGACATTCAATGTCGGGCCTAAAATTAAGGTGAGAGTTTTCTCACCTTTTTTTATTTTTGACATATTTATTAAGAAAAATATAATATGAAAAATAAATTTGTATTAACTGAAGAAGAATCTAAAAGGATTCTTTCACTACATAAGAAAAAAATTAATGAAGAAAGACAAGAGGTAGATGAACTCGATACAGATCTTGGTGGTTGGACCGCTGCGGGTGCTGGTGGAGGTGCCGCTGCTGGTGCAGGAGTAGGGTTTATGGTTGGTGGACCTGCCGGTGCTGCGATTGGTGCTGTGATAGGTGCTGTTGGTGGTAGTATTGTTGGTTATGTTGCGAACGCAGATGGAAATCCTCAACAAATTGTTAAGAAAACACTTGTAAAATGTCGTACCGATAAGAAAATGTTTACAAAACCAACAAAATCAAAGGCAAGATTACAAGCGATTGCTGGTGATATTAGAAAAGCACTTTCAGGGTGGGGATGGACAAATTTAGAGGACCTACAACGAGCGATTTCTAGTTGTGATACACTTGTGGATTTTTGTAATGTTTCATACATATATTACAACATTAATGGTGAAACATTATTTACCGCTTTAGACGGTGATTTAGATGCGAATGAAGAGTGGACAAAATATGTTTTAGTACCATTAAAAAGATTAGCTAAAAATACTAAAGTAATACCACCAACACCGGTAAAAACTGATTGTAAAGATATTATTAAAAGTTTCACTGATGATGGGTATACACAAATTACTCTTGAGAGATATCGTGAATTAGAAGGTGACAAAACTAGAATTAGAAAATACAAATATTGTCCGGCAACTAATAAAAATTTACATTTCGCAAAACTTACAGGAACTCAAACAGGACCACCTAAACCAACACCTATTGTTACTGGTGGTGGAGGCGGTGATAACAACAACAACAATAACAATACCAACCAACAAGATGTACCTCAAGATGTTGACGTTATTAATCCATTTGGACAAGGTGGTGAACAAGAAGTACAAAGAATTACTGTAGATGATAAAATTTATTCTGAATTGTAATAAATGATGCGAAAGTTAAATTTGATAGAAGGGGAAACCCAAAGAATATTGTCACTACATAAATCGGCAGTATTAAAAGAGAGTAGAAACTTAATCAATGAAGAGTCTTATAAACTAACTTTAATAAAAAGAGACGGATATAATTCTGGAGTCCTTAAAAAAAACCTTAATACTAGTTCCTTCAAGGTTACGCAAAGTAATAAATATTATGTTGAAGGTGAAGTTAAAGTAAAAGAAGGGGGTGGTAGTAATTTTAGATTTGATTGTAAACGACCTCAAATAATGACCTTAACAACTGATCAAGTTAATGGTTCGGAATATGAGGTGAATGACAAACTCACAAGTGTTATAAAATGGTATTGTGCTGGAAAACCAAGTAAGAATAACGCAGGTGGAGGAAAAGGAACATCTGATAACAACACCCCAAACAGTACTAAATATACTTTAGGAAGTGAACATAAGTTGTATGCTAGTAACAACAAAGCGGTTTTGAAGGTGTTGAAACAATCAACGATGAACTTTTATCCTGAAAAAAACGGCGCAACACTGAAGGCTACGTTCTTGAGTGATAATAAAACTGATTTAAATGTTTGGTATAATTGCGGAACTGGTAAATTTTCAGCAAAAAACATATTACCTGTAATTGATCCCACAACAAATCAAACCATACCTGCTGGTCAGAAAACATTCACTTATTATACCGACAAACCATTCAGAGAGTTCCTACAGAAAAAATGTGAAATATTGAAAAAAGGATCGAAAACAGAAACATCACCTGATGGTACTGATTCAGAAAGTTCTGATGGCACTGTTTATACCGGTGGTGGAGGTGGTAATGGGCAAACATACCCATTTGACTACCAAACCGTAGCGAATGCAATCCAACAGAAGTTCCCTGATGATGATGTGGTAAATCCATTTGGTCAGGGTAATGAAGCAGAAACCCAATTAGTTAATGTAACTGCCGATATGTATAGTGGATTATAAAATTTTAAAAAACAAAAAAATGAAAAAAATACAGATAACTGAAGACCAATATAGAAAGATAAAAGATTATATGATTGAAAGTGCGATCTTGAATGAACAAAGTAAACAAGAGGTTACGGACATCCAAAACAGATTGAACAAACACTTTAATGCCGGGCTTAAGGTTGATGGTATATCCGGCCCAAAAACAATACAGGCGATTAAACAACATTTAGGTCTTGATGTATAATCAAATTGAAAAAAAAAACATAAGGGAGAATTATCTCCCTTTTTTTATGCCGTTTTTTTTCTTACCTTTGTGGTATGAAAACATTATACATAGTTCGTGGTATACCTGGTAGTGGTAAATCAACATTCGCAAAATCTTTAGGTGGAACACATTTTGAGGCCGACATGTTTTTTATGAAAGACGGCGAGTACAAATATGATATGTTTAAAATCAAAGAAGCTCATAAGTGGTGTCAAGATAGTGTGAACACTGCGATGATCATGAACAACACTGCGGGTCTGAATGAGACTATTGTTGTGTCAAACACATTCACACAGGAGTGGGAAATGGAACCATACTTCAAAATGGCAGAACTAAACGAGTACAGAGTATTTTCAATCATAGTGGAAAATAGACACGGTGGAGTGAATGAACACAATGTTCCTGAAGAAGTATTAACTAAAATGCGTGAGCGTTTTGAAATAAAATTATGATGAAATTTGATAAATTAATGACAAGTGGTATTGTGTGGATCACATCTGATACTCACTACCATCACAAAAATATTTGTCGTGGAGTTACAAACTGGCGTACACAAGACGGTAAAATACCGGTAAGTTCAACACGAGATTTCCAAGACCTTGATGAAATGGATGCTGCGATCATAAACAACATCAACTCAAAGGTTGGTCAGGACGATACCTTAATTCACTTGGGTGATGTTGCTTTTGGTGGGTTTGATAAATTAGAGCAGTTTTTAGATCGTTTGATCTGTAAAAACATCTACTTGGTTTTAGGTAACCATGATCACCACATTAAAAATGACAGATCATTTATTAAAGACCGATTCATGTCAGTCCAAAATTATTTGGAGGTAAACATAGATGATGAAAACTTTGTCTTATGTCATTACCCATTACAGAGTTGGCATGGTCTTAATAAAGGTGTCATCCATCTTCACGGACATGTTCACTTATCCGCTCAGAATAAGTGGGGTAATGGAAAACGATTAGATGTTGGTATGGATGGTAATAATATGCAACCATATAAAATTACGGAGATTGTTCATATGATGGATCGTCGTGAGATTGGTTCAGATATGAGTAATGATCACCACATGGATGATTTAGTTGGGGTTGTAGGTTAAATTACAACTCCAACATATTTATTAGTATGAAAAACATTCTTATTACTGAAAATCAATTACGATTAATTACTGAGGCTTTAGGTGTTCCTGACTCAATTCTTAATATTGCTGAAGAGGTTTTTGTTATGATTTCTCTACACCTTAAATCAATTACTGAAAAGGAAGATGAATATGTATTTCACAATTATCCTAATTACGAAATAGGTGGTAAGAAAAAAATCAAAATTGAAGAAATTGAAACAACAATAAATATTGAGCACTTCCCACAACACACCGGAAAACCTGAGATTTTATCAATGGGAATGGGGCAGAGTTTCCATTTTGATAGAGATGTGAAATTGAAAAAAATTGTACCATCGGTAATTGCTGAATTAGAAGTTACTTTTGTTGTTGGTGATGAGTGGGAACCTGAGGATCTATATTGGGTATATGTTAAGGGAAAAGACAAACACTTACCTGCTATTGCTCACGAACTAAAACACAAGTATGACAAACAAGTTAAAGAGTTAGATTTAATAGGTCGTGATGCTGAATATCAAACTACACAACGATATGGTAATTTTGGTATACCTGCGATAGATCATAAATTTATGAGGTATTTGTATTATGCTCACATGACGGAAAACTTGGTTAGACCGGTTGAAATTGCTTCTGAAATGAGACTTAATAATGTAACCAAGTCACAATTTTATAAGTTCTTAACTAACAACAGAGTTTACCAAGAATTACAAGAGATTAAAAACTTTACCTTTGAAGACTTCGTACGAATGATCGGAGAAAGTATGGGTAGAGTAGATGCTCTTTTAGATCATTTCGGTGACGATACGTCAAATATGACTGATGACGAAAAAATCAAAAGAGTCTTAGAGTTGGTGTACATCAACTTAGTTAACAACAAGATGGAGATTTTTATGGATATGACTACTAATCGTAGAGAAGAATTAGAAAACCAATTAAGACAAATGATGGGACAACCCGTTGACCCCATGAAAGGTGACATAGGTGACGTTAGAAAGAAGTTCTTCAACTACATTACTAAATTCAGAGACAAACCGATAGAGTTCTTCAAATCTGAAATCGAGAATTTAAATTACACCGCAAACAAAATATTGAAACGAATTTCTAAATTATATGCTATGGCTCAAGACGATGTACAAGTATCGGAATCAATTATTAATTGGGAACTTCACCAACAATTAATGGAGAAAAAATACGGTAAAAGAAAAATAGAGACTGAGATAAGGTATAAGCGTTAACCTTTATTTAGTTGTTATTTTTCTCTATATTATTGATATGAGAAAAATAATATTACTAATAACATTAATCATAATGTTCTCATTCACTCAAAGTGAAAGTCAAAAAGGTACGGCATCTTACTACGGTCAAAACTATACAGGTAGATTAACTGCGTCAGGAGAACGATTCCACAGAGATAGTTTATTTGCAGCTCACAAGACTTATAAGTTTGGTTCATTAGTTAGGGTTACAAACCTTAAGAACGACTCTGTTAGGTATGTTAAAATTAACGATAGATTACCTAAATCCTCAAGACATATCATTGATCTCTCCTATGGTACCGCAAAACAACTCAACTTTATTAAATCTGGTATTACCACGGTAACGATAGAGGTTGTAGGATCATTACCAATTAAAAAATAATTTTGTTTTAATAGAAAAGTTTTCTTATATTTGTTCCATGTGGACAACTAAAGAAACTAAAAGAGAATATCGTGGTGTTGAGATCGTCAAGTATGAAGGATCCAAGATGAAGGATTTTTTCCGAAAAAAAGACCCAAGAACATTCCAAAGTGGAGATAGTAAGTTCACTAAATGGCATTCCTACGAAGTAAACATCGAGGGGGTAAAATACCAATTTGATAAATTGAAAGATGCTAAGGAACTTATAGACCTCAAGTTGAAATGAAGAAACCCTGTAAGGAATGTCCACACTCCATTCGTAATCGTCACAATGATATGATTGTTGATTTCGGTCGTAGGACTGGTAAAAAACATAATTGTCATATGACAGAAGGTGTGAAGGATTTATGGAATGTTACAGATAAAAAATTAGAATGTTATGGTTCAAAGAGAGATAATTTACGGAGTGTGTGATAAGACAGGGTCTTGTGATTCATATTTTGGGTTCTTCAAAACCAAAGAAGATGCTGAACACGAAGTCCAAGTACAAGCAAATAGACTCAAAGAAGACTTGGGTTGGTTAGATATACAAATACAATCTGATAGAGCCTTGATGAACGGTAAATCAGTGGTAGTAATTCATTCATACGTATTAAGATGAAAAAAATAGAAACAAAATTTGGAACCTATATGGAAAGAGAAAATGATCCTACAAAATTGACGGGTGATAAGATCAAGGTATTTGTAGAAAGACTAAAAAAACTTGGAATTGAAATTAAACTTCAGGGTAACTTCCCTTGGGTTTATATTGATGAAATTTGTGGTATCAAAGTGAAAGAGAAATTATACGGAAATCACGGATTTACTTTGATATTTCTACCTGGTAGACTCGATAGTCCACCATCAGAGTTTACCGATATTACAGAGACCTTCAAACTAATACGAAAGTATAATAGAGAAGCATTATTAATTCAGATGATGAGGGATTCTGAAAGAGACGGATTGTATGACATTGAATGAGTTAAGGGTGGGTAGTATTGTGACCCACCCACTTTTCGGAACACCAACTAATGTTAAAGCGATTGCCTTTAACGGACTTTATATTGGAACCAAAGATGGTTTACCTCTTCACATTGACGACTTCAAACCGGTTGAAATAACGGATGAGGTTTTGGAATTACTTCATTTTATTAAGATGAAAGACGCCGCACCTGGTATTGGTGAGTTTGATTGGTGGGAGACGGATGACATATCGTTAACTCATATACATAAAGGTTTGTATGGTATTGAGGGGTTAAGTGGTATTAAACCAATGAAATATGTTCACGAATTACAAAATGTGTATTTTGTGATAACAGGAAAAGAATTAAATACAAAAAAAATATTATATTTGTAAAAATGGAAAAAGTAAAAATTTATTTAGATGATGTAAGAACACCCGTTGATCCAAGTTGGATAGTTGTTCGTTCTTACGATGAGTTCGTGAGTAAGGTAAATGAAATTGGTTTAGAAAATATTGAACTAATTTCTTTTGACCACGACTTGGGTGATAGTGCTATGAAAGAATGGTTACATGGTGTTGTTAGAAACTATGAAATCAACTATGATAACATCACCGAAAAGACTGGTATGGATTGTACCAAGTGGTTGGTAAATCAGTGGATGGATGGTAAACCTATTGTTAGAGTTGTTGTTCACTCAGCAAACGCTATCGGATCGGCTAACATGATGGGTTACATTAACAACTATAAACACATAAACCGTTTACCTCAAGATTGTGATAGAATATTTTGGGAACACACCGTATAAAAAAAATAGTTATGGAATTAGAAAAATTTGAACAAGCAAAAAAAGTTAAAGAAAACCTTGATAGATTGGAAAGACAGAAGAGTAAATTGGAAACCGCTTTAGAATCTTGTTCTTTAAATGTGACGATTGAGTTTAACCCATCAAAGGTATTTCTCACAAGGAAAGATGAGGTTAGTGTTTATGGTAAAGACGCCATTAAAGAAATGATTTCAAAAGAACTTGACAGGTTGAATAGTGAAATAGAGTTAGTAAAAGAAGAATTTGAAAAAGTATAAAAACCAAACAACCTAAACTATGAAAATATATAAGGGAAAAGAAGTTCAGGTTAGGGTGGAACCATTTTCATCAAGAAATTACTGTATATATTACAGAGAAAAGAAGTGGTTTAATCTGTTTAATTTTTGGGAAAGGTATTGTTATACTTGGAGTTTTTCGTTTAAAGGTTCATCGTTTGATCCTAACCAACCATACCTATTCGACACATTTGACAAGGCTTTGGAAGAGGCTAAAAGATTAAAGAGTAATCCCGAACTGATTGATAAGAATAATGAGAAGAGGTGGAAGAAATATAATGAATTACTCAACCAAGATAGAGAAGAAAGAAATCGTAGTATAACTTTATAAAAGAATATAAGAAATGGAAAATTTAAATAGTGTATGTTATGTTGGTGTGATCGGTGAGATCCGACCAATAGAAGGGGCAGATAACATCGAACTTGCTATGGTTGGTGGTTGGCAAGCAATCACCAAGAAAGGTGAATATAGTGTAGGTGATAAAGTTGTTGTTGCCACTACCGATGCGGTAATCCCTGTCGAGTTATCTGACTTGATTGGAGTAACTAATTACCTTCGTAAAGGTCAGAGAGTTAGAACCGTGAAACTTCGTGGAGTATATTCTGAATGTTTAATCATGAGTAAGAATACTATTCCTGCTTTAAGAAAATACCCCACTCTT